TGGTTTTATTAGGAAGAGTGGCGTACTCCCCCCGACTAATCCGTTCTACCTCAAAGTCTGTGTTGCTGCGCCTAAGAACAATCTCCAAAACATCTACAACATCAGCCGTTAGCGTCTGGGCAGACTGACCTTGCGTCAACGTTATAGTAGCTTGCGCCACGGTCCACATATTAATGCCACGGTTTGCCCAATCAGCAAACATCAGGTTCAAAGACCTACGGGCTGTACGAGCATCGTAGCCAGTGCGGACCTCTAATCCACACCGCTCATATGCTTCCTCAATAATCTCACCAACATCAATGTTGAAATCTCTGGACCCAGAAGTAGCCATGATTAATACAACTTCGGTGATTGATTAGTTTTAGTCATAACACAGCCGCCGTTTTTAAAGCTTGTAACTTTGCCGCCGTTTTTCATGTACCCCATTTTATTACGAACTGGCTCAGGTAACTTTTTAAGACCCGTCTGGTCTTCTGTTGGTTGTTTCATATCCATTAGACTTCTCCTTAAAACTGACGAACAGCGCCCTTGGTACTCTTGCGCCTAGATTCCATTACTTGTCCGCAGCCTTTCGCGACCGCTTCGCCTTCTTTGCCTTCGCCTTGGTAGGGCCTTTTGACTTGTCCCCCAAGGGTATAGCCTCTGACCTTGGCTTTCTTAGTGTTACTGACAACGGTTTTTCCTTTTTTGCCAGCTTTCTTCTTTTTCTTAGCAGTCGAAGCTCTATCTGCTTTAGAAAGAGAACGTGCTTTAGCCAACGGAAGGCATCGGTCAGGGTTCTTCTTGTCCTTTGAAGTACCGCACTTACCCTTGATTTTACCATCGGTCCCAATCCTAACCCAATTCTGATCACGCCATTTCTTTAGCTCACCCATCTAAGCCTTCTTCCTAGAGGAATTAACAACCTTTTTTAAAGTCTTGGCTTGCCCAGCATGTAGCTTTGAGGCTTTTTTTAAACCTTTTATAACTTTATTAACTTTCTTTTTATTGCCTTTAGTTAAACTCATTTCTTCTTCCTCCTCTTCCCCTTACTACCCTTAGCATAGTTTGGGTCTTTGCAATACTTAGATGCAGCCATGTTCGCATAAGCAGAAGGATATGTATCAAAGGTGCGCTTGGCCCACGCTTTTCCCGCAGGGCAAATCTTGCTGCCCTTGGATTTAGGAGAAGCTCTACCACCGTTTTTATAATAGGTGAGGCCCCTTGGTTCTTTATTAGGAGACTTGGAAACTTGTTGTTCCATCTGTGACCGAGACATTGCCATTTAACATTTCCACCTTTTTCGTGCCTGACGCAAACGGCTGTTAGGGTCCTTAGCCGCCTTTGGAAACTTCTTCATCTGCCCTGCCGAACGAGCGCAGAATGACTTACGCCGCTTGGCATCCTTGCTGCCCTTCTTGACCTTGCCCGTCACCGCAGTCTTTAGCTTAGACCCCGGGTTCTTTTTGCGGTACGCCGCAACTCCAGCCTTGGTCATTCCCGCCCCAGACTTTGTGGAACGGAAATTCTTTTTATTGCGCTTCGGCATTTTATCCGAGCGACTAGCCATACTCTTTTCTCATATCAAGTATGATTGTATATGTGTCTGCACTTGTGTGACCAACTGTTGTGAACATAATATCTCCGGTTTTTCCAGAGCCGGAGTTGTTAGTCAAACCACCAAATACACTGTATTCATGATTGCCGCTTTGGTTTTCGCCTAGCTCAATACATAGAATATCGGTTGTTGCATCCCAAAGAATTTGAACTTTCATGCCGATGCACTGCCACCAGATTCGTTCTATCACAACGCCAGTACAAGCACTGCCGTCCAAACCCGTAGTCAGTGCAGAAACATCAACCTTCTTAACTGCCGATTCTCCGGAACCATCTGAGATGTTCGTAAACTTTTGAACAACCCTTTTAGTTCCGTCGAAAAGCGTCTGTGTAGCTACAGCATCTGCCATATCACGCTCCTATTTATGCGATTTGCACATACTCAATGATGAACGTAAACGAACCCGCAGTGGTAGCGTCAACCGTATTGGTGATATTACAGAAGATTGTACGTTCTGCAGAAGTGTACTGAACAGAAGCCGGAGCAGTAGTGCCGTCTTGAGTTTGCAAAACCAACGCAGTTACGGTCACGTTATGCTCAACAACAGTTGTACCGCCATCTAAAATTTCATCTGTCTGAGCCGCAACGATCTGTGCGCCAGAGCTAGATGTTCCAACTTCATAACCAATATCACCTGTGCCAATCACAGGGGACACATCACAAAAAATCTTAATGTCCGTGATGATTGTGTTTGCTGGTTGCGTAAACTCACCAATGGTCGGACTATCGCCTGCGGTGGTGTTTACAGTAACACCTGTCGCATAACCAACGTGCTTTACATACTTGTTAGTAACAATACCAGTAGACGCGGTGCTTGCCACAGTAGTAATTGCGCCCGTAGTAGCGTTCTTAGAAACGACTTGGAATCCGCCCTCGGAACGAACCGGACCCGAAAAAGTTGTATTAGCCATTATGATCTCCTGTCTTGGCTATTGTCAGACGCACCTTGCGTCTGTCAGGGATGACAGAAGGATACACAACCTTTTGACAAAAAGAAAGAGGCGATCCGAAGACCGCCTCAGTTGAGCAGGGAAGGTATGATTTGGCGCAATTACTACCCTGCGTCTACAGTAACACAGGTTACGCTCCGGGGGAACCGAAGATACAACGTGGGTCTGAGAACCCAAAGCTGTAACGCTCACGCGCCTTAAAGCGCATGTTACCTGTGTCGAAGTCTGCTTCCATGTTGGTCGAAAGAGCGGTGCGTTCAAAGTGAATCATACCACGAGGAGCGTCAGTCATAATGAAGAACGCATCTGGGTCCGTTAGGAAGTCATTAACGGCAAAACCGTTAGGCAACATACCCATCGAACGGATGGCGTTCGTATCATTATCCGCAGTGCCAACGCGAAGGTTAGACACCATCAGACGCTCTGCAACGAACTGCAGTTGACGTGGGATAAGAAGCTTCAAACCCCGAAGAGCAACCTTCAGTCCACGCTCATCAACAAAACCAGCAATGTTAATCAAGGCATCTTCAAGAGATGTCTCATTCAAATCAGCGGCTGTCGAAGGCTCGTTAGCAAATGTACCACCATTCGTCAGAGGGTGAGACGCATCGCACAAAGCAACCCCATCACCACCAGCACTAGCGCCAGCGGTAAATGCATTGTTAAGAACCGCAGCGGCCTTAACTTGCTTGGTGTGTGCCATTGAACGAGCCAACGCACGAGTATACCGCGAACCAAGACGATCATAGAGATTGTCTTCGATTGCTTCCTCTGTGATAGAGAACGCAAGTGCGATAGTTTCGTGGTTGTAACGAGCAGTGTATGCCTCGTTAGCATCGTCAAACGATACGTTAGAACCCTCCGCCTTAGTAGGCGCAGCGCCAAATCCACTCAACATAACTTCCTCCTCGAACGCTCTGTCCGATGATTCCGTTGTGTAGATTTCCGCGTGTTGGTTTTCGTAGCGGTCGTACTCCATTCCAAACAGAGCGTTTAGTCCGGGTTCTAGCTCTTTCGCTAGTTGTGCGCGAGAAATAGCCATTTTCTAAACTCCTTATACGCCTGTCGTGGAAACAGTACCAGCCGCAATAGAACCCGTAGGCGCATTGAAGTGGTTGTTAATACGAACGATTAACGGGATACCAGCCGCAGTAAAGTCGCTGTTATCTGGGTCATCCATAATGCCCATAATACGCAACGCCAATGTGTTGGTGGTGGCGATGGTATTCAAATCAGCGGTCGCTGAAGAAATACCAGTGGTGGTTGAACCGCTATTGCCTGTTGCAAACGCAATGTTTGCAAAGACCGCCGCACGAACTTCAGCCTCAGTGTTTGCCGCAGAAACAACGTTAGACGTTGCAATGGTAAACAGTTGTGCTGGGTTATCGTACAAGAACGCCTTTACAGGGAAGTTTGAATCTGCTCCTGATCCGGGCCAAAAGTTGGAAAAAATCTTTTCACCCGTAGTCGAAGAAACATATTCACATCCGTTAAAGACGCCAGCGATTGAGACGTTACC